TCTGCAATACTTCTGCCAACTAATCTATGTGGCATTAATATTGGTGATAGACAAGCGAATGGTACATGGTCAAAGGCTTCGTTTTCGACTATTTCAAAACCGCTACCTAATGTTACAACTCTGCGTAACTCAGCAACACCATCTCCGTCATAATCTGACTTAATATAAGATTCAACAACCAATACATCACGCATAGACATATCGCTAGAATCGGTAGCATCACTGCTTTCTACATCTTCAAAGCGATTTTGTACTTCTGAACTTGTGTCTAACTCAGTATATCCTGCGTATTTTTCTACTAATTCTCTGTCATAACCCATTTGTATAAGATCACCAACTTTCATAGTTGTGCGGTGAGCTACAAAGTCTGCATCTTCTATTGACGCAGCACGTTTTGACACTAAAAATTCTTCAGGCGGAATATTATCAACTTTAATCATACCACCATAAGACATACGTTTTATTACAACATCATGGGAAACAGAGTAATCTGACATAGGCATACCCATCTCATCAACACCTTCTTCACCATATTCTTCTGTATTTTGTGATACTATCTCAACATTAGGGTCTTGTAGTAATAATGTTAGCTCGTCATCAGATAACCCAGTATATTCTTCTTCTTGGGCTTCTTCTGTCTCATCATAATACACTTTTACAACGCCTAGTTTTTGTAACAACGCATCTTTAAAAAAATTATGCAGTATAACAAATCCGTTATTCTGACAGTTTAAAACATAATTTGCGTATGATGTTGCTTGTTTAGCACCTTCTACATCTTCAGGTTGACGAGGCATAAATTTTACAAATTCATCTGTCTGTGTGAAAGTACGCATAAGGCTAGGCATAATGAACTCAATAGTGTCGGCAACCTCTGTTGTAACAACTTGAGAACGACCTTCTTGTTCATTACCGAAATCTTCGCCCATATAATAATTCATGGCAGTTATTCGGTCTGTACCATATTCTGAGTCATAATACCCTAATGCGTTTTCAATCTCATTACGCACTAAAGCATTAAATTCTAACTTATCCATTATTTAACCTTTTTTGGTTGTTTTCTTTTTTTCGGAAGTTTTTTCTGTTTTTTTAGGAGCAGGTTTTTTAACTTCCCTTTCCATAGCTAATATTTGACTTCTTTGCATGATTCTAACTCACTATAATGATGAATAAAAGTAATCCGATAATACCGCCTAATGCAGCATCAACGTAATCCCACTGATGATCCTTAACATAGTTAAGAATGTCTTTTAATTTTTCCATATTTTCCTCCTAATTTATATCTATATTATCTGGTGCAATATTAACTGTTGTAAGTTTTTCAACAAATTCATCTGCTGAGCCACCACTCTTAAAGAAACAATAGGCTGCAGAAGCTAATGTAACATCACAAATTGTTTCCCAATCTATACCAGTTTTATTAATAGATTGTAAATTTTCTACCATACCTATAAAAATAGCATGAGTTACAGGATTTTCAGCAGCGTATTCTTGCTCCTCTGTAAACATTATCTCTAATTCGTCTAAGTAATCCATGAACTGTCCTTATATTGTATTGGTTTATTCCAATGCGTATGACCTCCACGAGCAGAAGCTGTAAAGGCTTGTTGTGCAAAGGTTAGGCAAAAGGCATCAGCTAAGTCACAGCTACGACCACCTAATCTTTTTTTAAACTCGTCTTTGGCTTCAACTTTTATTTTTCCGTTAGATGTAAATTTAAAACGAGGAGCTATTAGTTCTTCTATTAATTTATCATCTTGCATAATGCGTACATCACGCCCTTCAAACCATTCTCTTGCTCTAAACCATAGCTCGTCTCGCAATCGCATATATTTTGTTTTTAGAGCAGGACTTTCGGAAACCTGTATGGGTCTAGCAGGCAAATCCAATTCGGTTAGCCTTGACGCTACTCCAGAACCGATACCTATACTATCTACCATTATATCCGTTGGTTTGTCCTTATAATTACATATTTCGTACTCATTCATAACAATACCTACTGTTTCCATTAGGTCTTTACCTTGCCATGTGCGTACAGGCTCTATTAACTCAGCACCACGTCTTTTACACAATGCGGTTCTGTCAGAGCCAAAATTGGCGACATCTAAACCCCAAACAACAGGTTCATAGGGGTCAACTGATATATCTCTGTCTATAGAGCTTTCTACCATATAGAGTGGTATAACAGTGTCATCTTCTGCTTTTGGAAACTCGCCAAGCACCCTAACTCTATATACGTTTGAGTCAGAACCATATTTTATGTTCATATCCTCAATAAATTCTTTTGATACTTGTGATGAGTCAGCACAGCTTACAGTCATTTTAGTCCAACGGTCACGCATTGCATGAAACGCATTAAAAAAATAACCTGATGTACGAGTAGGGTTGCCAGTCATAACAACTTTAGCATCTGGTGTTGATAACGAACCTTCACCTACCTCAAATATCTTATCATCTACCCCTGATGCCTCATCAATAATAAACAAGAGGTTTTCAGAATGGAAACCTTGTAAGGCTTCTGGGTTTTCTCTACGAGACACACGAGCCACAGCATACGAGTCTGTCGAACCTGCAATATTAATTTTGTCGGATTTCATATCCATTTGCGAATAAAAACTCTCAGGCAAACGTCTTGCCCATTTTTGAGCTTCAGCCCATAGAACATCTGATAATTGGTGAGCAGTATTGGCTGTGCAGACAACCTTGCAAGGGTGTCGTGTAAATACCCACCACAATATCAACCAAGATAAAACTGCTGTCTTACCTACGCCATGCCCTGACTTGACAGCACATCTTGGGTTCTGCATGACGTTTTGTAAAAATTCTCTTTGCCATTTTTCAGGTTTTACCTGTAGCATTGTTTCAACAAACATAACTGGGTCTAATGCTAATTCTGCTAATATATCTGATAGTTGTTCTTTACTCATTCTGACTCATTATGTCTGTTTTAAAAAAAAAGGGTACGAAAAATGGAATTAAAACGCACCCTTCCCTTTTCAGTAATGAAATAATTTTTTTTGAACGATATTATTTTGGGGGAGATAGTTGTTCTAAAACAACATAATTATTTCATATGATTGCATTGTTCGTGATTTCTCAAGACTTGTCAATATATAGAAAAATTTTTTTTAGCAGCACCATATATGGAATTTTTTTAAGAGAGGGGGGTATACATATATACAGGTAGAGGGGGCGACAAATAAAGAAGGGGGGGGTTTAATCGCTCTCTATATCTATAATATCATTATCTATTGTAACTACGTCCGCTTCTTTTAGGGAGGGTTTTTTATAATCTTGAATACGTTTTGAAACTTCTGATAATGTATTAGAAAAGAGAGAACCGCCTTTTAAATCTATATTGCTCTCCTTAGGAAATAAGAAGCTAAACTTTTGTATGTTACCTATGTCCTCAGTTAAGTAATTATCAATTAATTGGTGCAATGGTTTATCCTTTCTATCGCTCATACTGTTTAAGGCGTGCGTTAATTGTCTCTTGAGGATATTTTGTGCAATAACCTTTGGCGATCCTTTCGACTTACTGCCAACTGGTCGACCTCGCCTCTTTTTTACTGGTGCATTTTCAAAATTGCCGTTGACGTTGTCTGCTTCTGCTATCTTTTTCATATAATTAATTCCTTAACTCTTTGATATAATTAATACTAGAATTATTTATTTTATCAATATAATTATTTAATTGCATAAAAAAAGGGCTAATAAATAGCCCTTAAATTAATCTTATATATTTAATATTATCTCCAATTATCTTTACAAGAATTAAAGCCCTCAATAAAACTTAATAAACTTTTAATATTATCAAATCTTTTAAAATCAGAAACTCCGCCAGATTTTAAAACAATGTTTATTTCGTGACAATAAAAAGATTTACCAATTCTTACTTCTTTAATTTCCTCATAAGAATATTGTCTTATGCCGTTTTGTTCTATCCAATCGATAAATTCTGCAATTTGATAAGCGTAAAAATATTTATTATCACCTTGTAATCTTAAGCCGTAAGTTTGTTTAAGATTTTTACGAAAGGTTAATTCATGCCTTTTTTCTTTTTCTTCATCATTTAAACCTTCAGCTCCATTATGATGATAATCATAATATCTGTTGTTAAGTTCTATTAAATTTTTATTTTGTTGTTGTGTAAATTCCATTTTATTTACTCCTAGTTAATTAATATATTATCTTTATATGATAATATATATTAATAGTCAATAGCTAATATAAAATAATTTATTTTTTTTTATTCTTTTTTACTTGCAATTATATTTTGTTTCATTTAATGATATAAATATAATTAACAAAATGGAGATTATAAATGACTAGATCAGAATTATACCAATATGTATTTATTATTTTAATATCAGTATTTATTTATATTGAATTTATAGGAGTGTAAAAAATGGATAACTTAAACTTAAGCAAGTATGCAATGAAGCAATTTAAAAAAGAAAATGATTTAACTGACATTCAAATAGATTTTGGTGGATTTTATCATTCTCGTCATAGCGATTATATTGACTATGATATAGAGCAATTTATCGAAAATTTATTAGATGAAGGTAAGATTAATGAAGAAAATGTAGACGATATTTATGATAATATAAGTTATTATAATATTCGTAATCAATACATAAAAAAATATTGTTTATTTTTAGAACAAATAATACATGATGAGTTTAATATTAAAATTGATTTTGTAAATATTAGTTTAAACAGTCCTAGAGAGTATAACTTTTCTACTGACGTTATTTTATGTGAAGCTGATAAATATAAGTTACAAGATTTAACTGATAAGTTTTTAAATCATTCTGATTGGAGTGAATATAAAGATTTATTTTTAAATCATGTTCATGAAATAACTACTTATAGAGATGGATATATACCTTACTATAAGTATGATGAAATAATGAATAATAAAAATAATATGTTATTTACCCAGATATTTAATTTTCTAATCAATAACACTCAATTTATAGATGAAATGTTAACTGATATAGAATTTTATGCTGGTGAGTATATAGATTATGAAAATGGAGACATAGCATAATGAAAAATAGAATGTACTCATGTTTAAGATATAAATATAAAAATGATTTTATTGATACATCATTACATAATAATAATGGAATAATAGATTATATGAAAAAAAATAATATACCAGAAACAGAATTTAAGAATTTTAAATTTGTTTCTCAAATGATGGAGTATATAGATGACTAAATTAGAGATCGCAGAACTGGTATTTCTATTAACAAGCCTATTTATACTTGTATACGTTATATAGATACCCTTTTAAAACGAATTTAAAGCCCATACAGACATATTTTATAGGCTTTGGATATAGTGAGTCATAATTATAAAAAATGGAGCAGAATAATGAAAGTTAAAGAGTTAATAAAAATATTAAATAATTTTGAGCCAAATGTTGAGATACATTTTAATATTATTGAAGTTTTAAACATTGAAAATCGTGAATGGCGTTTGCGATTTGAATTTATTCTTCAAGATAATCAGAAATTTAGCCAGATTTTAAAACATGGAGCAAAATAATGGCTAAAGTAACAGGAAATTATAAAATAACTAAAGAAAAATTTAAAGAAAATGAAAAAAAATATGACATTTGTTATAAATGTGGAAAAGCAGATGATAATTTAACAATGAATGAATTAAATGAAAGTGATTTTGATGTTTATTGTGATGATTGTTTTAAAGAAGTAGAATAAATCTATCTTACATAACCATAATGATAAGCTAAAATAGAAAGGCACTCTTTAAATTTCTTAAAGGGTGCTTTTTTATTGGTTAATCGTAATGTTTTTTTATTAGCCGCTTGTAATGGCATATCGTCAAGGACAGCATATTCAAAAAATTTAAGTAATTTGTTGGGAACGTGTTTTCTGGCTTCATTGTATTTTTGTTTATTGGTTAAGATAACGTCAGATATAATAACATTGTTGTTAGACGTTGATCTCTCTTTATAACTAGAAATAATACTAGGGTGTGAATGTCCTAGTACATAATTTTGAACATAATGTTTACCAGCAGAATATTGTTCGCTAGATATATTTTTTCTATGAAAATAACGTTCCAATAAATCAGAATAAACATTTCTTAAAACAAATACACCAGCTTTAGCTGTTTCTTGCTGTTGATAATTACCTTTTTTTAATGTTTCTTTTGTAGGTATTACATCATTCATTAATTACTCTCAAATTTTAAACCAGTTATATTTTTTATCTGTTTAAATATATAATCCTTTCTACCAAATCCAAAAATTTTTTTATTCGGATTTTGTGCAATAAAAAACAAAGTATGTATTACTTCAGTTTGTTCAGCTTCAGAGGGTAAGTATTTTTTTAATAAATCAATCTCTTTATCGGTAATTGTAATATGACTATTTGCACCAGAGAAAGTTAAACTTTTTAAACAATAAGAATTACTTTTTAATGTCTGATTAAAAGCTAATTGAATTGATTTAAAAGTAAATACACCATTAGGCATATACTGGCTTTCATT